CAAGCTGTTCTGTGCGAGTACGATGCAAACGGCGTTATGTGCGCCATGTCGTTTAGGATAATGACTCCGCAAGGCCCTATATCGTTTCGCCTTCCGGCTAACATAGATGGGGTTTATCGAGCCATCTGTAACGATCGAAACATCACCAAGGGATTGAAAACCAGGGACCAGGCCGCCAGGGTTGCGTGGCGCATCCTGAAAGATTGGGTCGAGGCTCAACTTGCAATTGTTGAGGCTGAAATGGCCGACATCAAAGAGGTTTTTCTTCCTTACGCTCAGAACAACGCCGGGAAAACACTGTACGAGCTGATAAGCGATGGCGGCTTTAAACAGCTTACCCCTTAACGGTCCGCAATGACCAGGAGAAAGGAGGCCCAACCATGCGCGTCTAACCGAAACACCATAGGACAAATACAAAGCCCCACCGCGCTATCGGTGGGGCGTTTCGTTTTTCAGGGGTGCGGTCTAAGCGTACCACTTCTTGACATCATAATATCGGGCAACAACCTCATTGTAACCGAGTTTACGAAGCAATTCACAAAGAAGGTCGTCGGCATCGCCGTGGGCTACTTCGGTGTCTCCGTTATCAACGCACCCCTGCATTTTTTGGACATATTCGTCTTGCAGTTGTTTTTTCATGCCTTCCTCCTTCATCCTTCCATCCTTCCGTTCCAGCATCGCGGCCACATCATCGACATGGATCATCCAAGACGATCCGATCTTGATGGCCTGAACCTTTTCAGAGTTGATCATCTGCCGGATTCTCGCGTCGGAGATACCGGCTTGTTTTGCGGCCTGCATTGTTGAGAGATAGTCTTCCAGAGGGTTTTTGAGGGTCATATCATCCCCCTCATCCGGCATCCGTCGCAAGATCCACGGTTGCAGTCGAAACACTGCGCCGGCCCGGTGTAATCGGATATTACGTGCCTTCTCCACCATGCGCGGATAAGTTCGGATATTCTGGCCATAGAATCCTCCTTGTCTGGCCCGGCTGCCCGGGCCTTGGGGTTAAAGAATCTCAAACATGTAGCGGCAAATGCCGATAGTTTCCGTCCAGGATGTCTTGTAGGTTGTCCTGGTCGTCGTTCACCATCTCGCCACCGTTGAACATTTGACGGATGACATCCATTGTTTTAGCGTTTGTAACGGTTGTTTTGCGGAAGTCCAACGATCCTGAGTTGTTTACCCACCTCACAAAAGGCGCGGTGATGGTTATCTTGCCGCCGTAGTCGCGCATGGTGTACTCTGTGTCATAGATTCCGGTCGTTACGTCGATTGTCTGCTTTTTCATCGGTCGTTCCTTTCTGGCCCGAGGGCCGGTTTAATCCACATATTTTTCGAGACGGTCCTGAACACCACCGAACAGATTGCTCCATGTGGAATCAGCGTAAAAATCCCACGATCCATCCGGTTGGTATTTTCTGATTGCCGCGATGCGCTGATCCCTGGTCATGGCGTCCCACTTTTGGGCCGGTTGAGCCTTACCGAAAAAGGACTCTGAATCTAAGCGATTGATCGACATTGTTGCGCCTCCCCCTGTTTGATTGTTAGCCGCAATATACTTACGCCGCAATAAGATTGCAAGGGTCAAGACTGATAGTTTTCACCTACCATAGCAAAAACACAGTAAACCACTTGCATCCTAAACAATATCTTGATATAGAGTTCATCAGCGCACACTCCTTTCCCTCCGGTCCAGCCCCTATTCTCCCGGGGGCTGGACCACTCCCATTGTAAGCGAGGGAGCGGAGCAGTTTAAAACCAACCAGCGAGGCCCGCATGTCAAAAGAGATCACGCTGTTCCTTCCAGGCGCACCGAACGAACCCATCCAGACCATCCACGGCGAAATGCCCTACCGCGACTGGCTGCACAAAGAGGCCAAACGGATCAATCGCGCACCGGGCCGAACGTGCCGCGTGATCGAGCGAACGGAAAACGACCGGATACGCTGCTGGGCCGTTGGAAATCAACACCCTGGTTGCGTGGTGGGGGCGAAATGATCGAACCTATCCGAATGCGGCTCCCGAACGGAGCACTGATAAAGCCCTGCAACGAGTGTAAGCACAGCGAGTATGACGTTGGCCCAAACAAGCACTTCTGCATGATAGCGCTCAATGTCGTTGATGAGACTCCAGCGGCTTGCTCAGATGCCCGCAGCAACCCCGCACTTTGTGGATTGGGCGGTACCCATTGGGAGCCGAAAGAATGACCCCCACCAACCAAGAAAACCCACAGGAAGGGGGCCTCCGGCAGATGTCCCCGGGGCCTGTCGGAGGCCCCCGCTTTTATGAAACCCGCATGGTCAACCACTACTTTTGCATGAACGGCCCATACGAGGGATGCCTTGCCACCGTTGTAGGCAATCACAGTCAAGGGCGCGTTCTGCTTTGCGACCAGAAGGAAGGCAACGTCAAGGTCGCCTATGAACTGCTCGACGGTAGGCTATGGTGGGACGAATGACCGATACCAAGAAGCCAGCACCGGAGGCCCTGCTTATTGACGATACCTGCACCGCCGCAGGTGTTTTGTTTGCGCCTGCCGGGAGTATACCGGAAATCATGTCTTTGTGGGAGAAGTGCGCCGCAGAGTGCATAGCTGCCCGGGGCGCAGAACTCATGGAGTATTGTCTGCCAGATGGCCGCACCGCTTAAATACGATTGGCCCACAATCAAAAACGAATACCGTTCAGGAACGTATTCGGACGCAGAGTTATCCAGGCGTCATGGTTGCAGCCGAAGGGCAATCCAAAAGAGGATCGAAAAGGATGGTTGGACCCGCGATCTATCGTTGGCCGTTAAGCAGGCTTTTAACGCTAAGATGGTAGCAGGGGATGCAAAGGTAGCAAGCAAGGTAGCATCCGACAATGCAAAGGCCGACGAGTCAGAGGTCGATAGGGCCGCTGAAGTCCGGCTTGATGTTGTCATGCTCCACCGCTCAGACATCAAGGCCCTACGTGAAGAGGAACAGCGCCTGCTTGCCGAACTCGGAGACAGCCCGACCAAACTATGGGTAGGTCAGTACCAGGGCCAAGTAATCGAGCACAAGGTCGGAATTGCTGTCACCGAACGCGCATCGGCCCTGCAAGCCCTGGCCGCCGTTCAGCACAAGCGCATCCAGTTGGAGCGCCAAGCCTTCAACATAGACGACAAGAGCGGCAAGGCCGAAGACCCCATATCCGCGATTTTGGATGAGGTCGCAAGGCGAGCGGCGCCGTTGGTGAGCAGGGATGAGTAAGGTTCAGGTGATAGATAACCTGGCAGACCCGTTATGGCGGTTGAACAATCTTTACTGGATAGTTGATAAAGAAGGCAAAAAGGTTCCATTCCGTTTAAACGGGGTTCAATCGAAGCTGTTTCAAGACTTGTGGTTTTTCAACCTGATTCTGAAAAGCAGGCAGCACGGCATGACGACGATGGTTGACATAATGGGATTAGATCAAGCCCTGTTTAATGACAACTTTTCGGTTGGAATATGCGCTCATACCAGAGAAGACGTTGAAAAGATTTTCCGCACCAAGGTAAAGTTCCCATACGACAACCTACCCGAAGGAATCAAATCAGCAAGACCAGCCAACACCGACACGGCCAAGATGATGGCATTTCCGAATGGATCGTCAATCGAAGTTGCAACCTCGTTGCGCTCTGGGACATATCAATACGTTCATGTGTCAGAGTTCGGCAAAATCTGCGCCAAGTATCCTGAGAAATCAAAAGAGATTGTAACCGGAACATTTGAAACCGTTCACCCTGGATCGTATTTGTTTGTTGAGTCAACAGCAGAAGGACGAGAGGGGTACTTTTTCAGGTATGTCCAAGAAGCCCAAAAAAGGCACGAGGTAAAACAAAAGCCGAACAAGCTGCAATTTAAAATGCATTTTTTCGCCTGGTATCAAGACCCCGGAAACCGCCTTGACGCTGATGTTTTCATAACTCCAGAATACGATAAATATTTCAAGAAGCTCGAAACCGAACACGGGATAGCCTTGGATCAATCCCAAAAGGCGTGGTATCAAACCAAGGCGGAAACCCTCGAAGATGATATAAAGCGAGAACACCCATCGACGGTCGATGAGGCTTTCGAGGCCGCCATTTCAGGTGCCTACCTTGCCAAGCAAATGTCAAAACTCAGACTCGCCGGCAAAATCGGTGTTGTCCCTCATGATCCATCATTGCCTGTTAATACCGCGTGGGACTTTGGCCTCAACGACAGAATGTGCATCTGGCTTCACCAATACGGAGGCCTTCAGCATAGGGTAATAGGCTATATTACAGGGACGGATGACGACGTTTTATATTACTGGCGTGAGTTGAAGCGCAAGGATTATATATGGGGCGTTCACTACCTTCCGCACGACGCAAAAACAAGAAGGATCGGAACGGCTAAAACCGCAGACGAAGCTCCACGCACAATCGAGGATATTCTAAAAGAATCCGGGATGCGGAACATTAGAGTGGTTCCCAAGGTAGAAGACAAGTGGACAGCCATTCAAGAGACGAAGCTGTTTCTCCCCATGTGTTACATTGACGCCAAAGAGTGCGCCGAAGGCATCAAAGGGTTGGATAACTTTCGGCGCGAGTGGGACGAAGCTATGGGTGATTGGAAAAACAAACCTCTTCATAATTGGGCCATGCACCCTTATGACGCCTTCGAAACATTGGCCAGGGGATTCAAAAAATACGGATGTTCGGTTGATCAGTTCAGGCAATCCGACATCATGCCAGACTACGAGGAGGCATACTAATGGCAACCGTAATTGACGCAAGAGCACTCGTTGATGCTATAGAGCGCAGCAGACCGAAAGAGCCATCAATCGCCTATGAGTTTTCCAATGGGCGAAAGTTTTATCATTCCGAAAACCCGTATGACGATTCGGAGGTGTCTGTGGGCAGCGTGTTCCCATATACATTCCCGTTGGTATTTGAGTAGCATAAATCGCCAAGTGGCGATATAGTATGGCAAGAATGAGCAAAAACATTGTCATTGATTTTATTGGGTAAGTGATCTGAAAACGCGGCTTGCAACAAAACGCGGCGGCTGGGTAGGAAATCGTCAAAAAGGAATATACACCATGCAAATGCAATCAGTCCAATCAATTACCGAAAGGCGAGAGTTCTGCGGCCTTGTTGACGGAGTCTTACTGACCGGCAGGTCCCACCCAACCGATGAGACATGGGCCAAGCAAATGCTGCTGGTTTTGCATCGTGCTGTTCCATCCATGTCATGGGAGCTTGAGATTCAATCCGGTTCTATCCTGTTTTGGTGTGGCCTGCACCCCACGTTCGGGTATCGCATGACGGCTGCACAACTCAATAAGGGCTACTCAATACTTGCCCGAAAGGGCCAAGAGCTGGTCGAAAGGATCAAGGCTGGAGCATGCTAACCGAAGAAGCCCCCATGGAAGGCGACGAGTACGCCGGGACCGAACAAGAGGAAATCGATTGGCTGTCGATTGCCAAGGAAGCGTACAAGACCGGCACCGACTATCTTGACGCCAACTATCGAAAGCAATGGGAAAAGAACGTCTCAAATTTCCAGAACCGGCACCCTTCAGGCTCAAAGTATTACACTGACGCCTATAAGTTCCGGTCAAGAATGTTCCGGCCAAAGACCCGCTCGGCCATCAAGCGGTCTGAGGCGCAGTTCGCAGCGGCGATGTTTTCGACATCGGATGTTATCACGGTTGACCCGATTGACCAGATGGACGCCGAAGAGGACAAGCAGGCCGAGGTATGGCAGGCTGTCCTCAACTATCGGTTGCGGCACTCGGTCCCGTGGTTCCTGACCTGTGTAGGGGCGTTTCAAGAGTCCAAGATTTACGGCATTGTGGTTTCCAGGCAAGAATGGGTTTACGAGGAAATCGAGGAAGAGCAAGTCTCAACCGATCCCATCACCCAAGCCGAAGTCCGAACGCCTGTCAAAAAGGTCATCGAAGACCGCCCCTGCTGCGAACTGATCGAGATTGAAAACATCCGGTTTGATCCGGCAGCAAAATTCTATGATCCGGTCAACACAAGCCCCTATTTCATCGAATTAATGCCGATGTATGTGGGTGACGTTCTTGAAATGATGAAAAAGCAAGACCCCAAGACCGGAAGGCCCGTATGGAAAGAATACGACCGGGGCGAAGTCTTGGCCTACGGTCAGAGAGTAACCGGAAAATCCGACACCACCGGGCAAGCCCGGGAAGGAAACAAGACCGACCCCAAAGGCAACGAGCAAAAAGCCAGAGAGTTTGAGATCGTTTGGGTCCATCGGAACTTCGTCAAGAAAGACGGCACCGATTACGAGTTTTACACCCTGACCGATATGGCCCTGTTGACCGATCCGGTTCCTTCCACCTCTCCATTGGGAAGACCATACCGGGTAGGAATCTCAGCGATTGAGGCCCACAGAGCTATCCCTGCCGGCGATGCTGAGTTAGGGGCAGGGTTGCAAGCCGAAGCCAACGAAATCGTTAACCAGCGCCTTGATAACGTCAAGATCGTGTTGAACCGTGGGAAGTACGCCAAGCGAAACAGCGGCACCGACCTTACCACCCTCAAGCGGTCATACCCAGGTCGAATAGTCATGACCGATGATATCAACTCAATCAAAGAAGAGGTAGTCCAAGACGTAACCGGGTCAGCCTACCAAGAGCAAGACCGCGTAAACGCCGATATGGACGATTTGCTTGGAGGCTTTGCTGGTGGTTCAGTGATGTCCAATCGCGCCCTGAATGAGACCGTGGGCGGCATGAACCTGATAAATCAAAGCGGCAACTCGGTTGCTGAGTACGGTGCAAGGACTTTCGTTGAAACCTGGGTTGAGCCGGTCCTTTCCGATCTAATCAAGCTGATTCAGCTTTACGAATCCGACGAAATCCTACAGCGATTCGCAAAGACAGCCAGTGTTCAAATTGGAGATCGAAAACAGTTCATGAAGCGGATGAGCGTTGCGGTATCCGTGGGCTTTGGTTCGCTGGACCCGAAGGCCAGGACACAGACTGTTACCCAGGTGCTTATGGCTTTGGGGAAGATGGCTCCATGGGCCATGGCCGGCCTTGATGTCAAACGGCTGTCGAAGGAAATGTTCGGGACCGTGGGATACCGGGACGGGTCAAAGTTCTTTTCCAATCTACCGGACGGACCACCGCAGCAACCGGAAGACCCCATGATCGGATTAAAGAAACAAGAGCTTGAGATGAAGTCTCAAATTGAAATGGCTCGAATCAAAGCCGATTATGATGTGGAAATGTCGAAGCTGGCAATGCAGTACAATATGACCCAGGATCAACTCTACGCGAAACTCGACCTCGACGAGCGCAAGCATAATCTTGACATCATGAAGGAGATGAGCCGCAGGGAGGATATAGCAACCAAGCGTGAGGAAATGGCCCTGCGCCTCAAGACGGGAGAGGGTATATGAGTTTTCTCGATAAACTATTTGGCCGCGAAGTCCCAGACGTTCAAGCCCTTCAAGCCGACGTAGCCGTATCGGATCTATTCACGGTGTGGTGCCAATCAGACATTGGAAGGTACATAATCGGGCGGGCTGAACAGTACGAAGTCCAAGTCCTAAAAGACCTGGCCGGCGTTTCCCCGACCGACACGACGCGAATCATCGAACTTCAAAAAGAATCCATGATCCCCGGAAAGATTTTGGAATGGATCGAAGAGGCTATCGAACGCGGAGAAGTGGCAAGGTTCCAGCTATCTGAAATTGAAGAATAACATTGACTTTCATGCGGAAGTGTGCCAATGGATAAGATAGCAAAGATTGTGGATTTACTAAGGACATTGATACAGCAATGCTATACGGGGCACATAACAATCCACTTCAATAAAGGGTGCCTATGTAAGATCGAAAAAAGAGAAACACTAAGCATCTAAACGGCCTCTTGCAGACCGAAAGGTAACTGAAAGCCGCTACTTCCGAGAAATCGGGGCAGCGGCTTTTTTTATTAACACAACAACCAAAGGAAAAACGCGAATGGAAGCTATCGTAACAGACGCCCCCCAAAGCGATGTAAAGACCAAGCACGACACGGATTATGAGGCCCTTCTGGCAAGACGGCAAGCGGAACAGGTCAAGACCGAACCAGAACCTGAACCTGAGCCCATCGTAGAGCCCGAAGAGTTGACCATCGACCTTGTGGACGCCAAAGGCAACACCATAAAAGTCCCGGCGTCAGCTCGTTACCGAGCCAAGATCGACGGTCAAGAAGTTGAGGTTCCGTTCGACAAGATCACCAGGAGCTACCAAGTTGGCGCTGCTGCCGATCAAAGGTTAGAGCGGGCCACGAAAAAAGAGCGTGAGGTTGAAGCCAGAGAAAAAGAAATCAATGAAAGGCGCAAGTCGTTAACGGCCCAAGAAGAATCGATGGCTGAAAAAATGAAGGCCAAAGACGAGCAGGCCGGAAAGCAAGTCAAGACGGATGACACCTATCTTGCCCTTGCCGGTAAAATGATCGAAGCGCTGACAGACGAGAATAACGCCGATAAGGCTCTGGCAGAAGTCCTAAGGGGCCTCACGCCCCAACAGGCGGTCAATTACGAAGAGATCGCCGCCAAAGCCAAACAGGAAGCCCTCGCCGAAATCGATAAGCGCGAACAAGAGCGCGAATCAAAGGCAGCGCAGGCCAAAGCAGCGGAACGGGCCAAAAAGGCATCAGAGGCCAACCAGCGGTTTGCGAACGAATACAGCGATGTTATCGAGGATTCGTTCTACTACGACGCCGCAAAAGACCTCGCCAAGAAAAAATGGCAGGCCCGCCCCGATGCCGATCCCTGGGAAATCGCAAGCGAAGTGGGAAATGAGGTTCGTAAAAAGATGCCCGCAAAGGCCAAAGAAGAACCGAAGCCCAATCCCAAGCCGGCTCCTATCCCCAGAGTTGCCACCGGAAGGGCCAGCATCGGAAAAGACCCTGAACCAGTAACCAGAGAATCAACCATCAAAGAAATGAAAAAACAACGGGGACAACCCGTCTAAGGAGATAGGCCATGACTCAACTTTGGAGCGTAAACAGCTTGGGCGGATATATGTATTCCGACAACCTGAGCAAAGAACTTCGCATGGGTGTCGCGCCCGCCGTGCGCTTTCGCCAATTCGCAGACATCAAAGACCCGGAGCATCAGAGCCGGCACAAAGGCGCCACCTTCCACTGGAACGTGTTTTCCACCCTGACCGCAGACAGCGGGTCCACCACGCGGACCTTGACCGAAACCAACACCATGCCCAAGGGTCGTTACACGATCACCCAAGGGACCATGACGATCACCGAGCACGGCATCGAGGCCCCCTACACCGGCCTTCTGGACGACCTGTCCGAGCAGCCCGTCAAAGAGATCATCCACAACGTCCTCAAGCGCGACTGCAAAGAAGCCCTGGACCGTGCCGCGGCCGCCGAGTTCAACAAGACCCCGCTTCGGGTGTGCCCAACTTCCGGCACCGATACGTCCGCAGTGACCCTGACTACCAACAGCGTTTGCACGCTCACCAACACCATTGCCCTGGGCAACCTTCATGTTAAGTCCATTGTGGACCTCATGAAGGAAAGAAACATCCCGGCCTATACCGATGACGACTATTACTGCATCGCGTGGCCGACCACTTTCCGCGCCTTCAAGGACGACCTGGAATCCATCAAGCAGTACACCGACACCGGGTTCGGGCACATCATGCGCGGCGAGATCGGCCGTTATGAAAACTGCCGGTTTGTTGAGCAGACCAACGTCGCCAAGACCGCTATGGGCACGGCCGCCGCTGCCTGGGCACAGGCCAAGTCGAACTGGGCCTTTTTCTTCGGCTCCGATACCGTGGCCGAGGCCGTGGCGGTTCCCGAAGAAATCCGCGGCAAACTCCCTGGCGATTACGGTCGCGACAAGGGCGTCGCCTGGTACTATTTGGGCGGCTTTGGGATTTCCCACACGGACGTTGATCAAGCCCGCATCATTATGTGGGACTCGGCCGCTTAGTCCTTAACAACGATATGGGGCTGAAAGGCCCCCAAGGAGATAAAACATGAGCAGCTACGCAGATCCTAAATATGGTGTCTCCCATCAGCACATGCTGACCGGAAACGACGCCACCACCATGCTTTTTACCCCCCAGGCTGGAACGGGCGCGGAAACCAAGACCCACACCACGACTTGTGATCCGTGGGCTCCCGGGCGCGCCATTACGCTGAAGAAGATTCAGTACCAGGTCAAGACCGCTGCCACCGGCACCGGGAATTCTCTCGCCCTGGACATCTACAGCGGGACCACTTCGGTAGGCAGCCTTGCCGTTTCTACAACGGCAGCGCTTGGTATTGTCCAGTCTTCTGCCGATCTTGATGTGGCCGTGGCAGCTACCAGCTACATTCGGGTCCTCGCCAAATCCACCACGACAGCCAGCGCTGCGAACGCGGCCACCGGGCAAATCGGTATCACCTATCAGGAGACGTTCAGTTAATGTGGAGCCCTGAAAAGTCGCAAGGGTACGAAGTCAGAAAAGTTCGGGACAGGGTTGCATCCTATCTTCGAGGGGTGATTCTCGACGTAGGTTGTGGCCCTGAAAAGGTTTGTGTTGAGGCCATCGGCATTGATTATATGTCAAAAGCGGCCAATATTCAATGCGACCTGACCCATCCTGAGTCCTTGCGGCTTTTCGGCTCAAACAGCGCTGACGTTGTGTTCTCTTCGCATTTCCTTGAGGACTGCATTGATTACGTGGGTATGCTCCACGAGTTCTTTAGGATTTGCAAGCCTGGTGGCCACATCATTCTGTATCTACCCCACAAGGATTTATATCCGAACGTGGGACAAGAAGGGGCCAACCAGAATCACAAGCATGACTTTATACCATCGGATATTATCGATGCAATGCCCGGGGTGTTTCTCGTCAAACGGTCTGTTGTTCATGATGAAAACGACGAGTATTCCTTTGAGTTGATCGTTGAAAAGGTTTCCGATCTTGCGCCGATGAGACTGCCGTATTCCATCAAAGAGTACGGCAGGGCGAATACCGTTGTTGTCGTAAGGTACGGCGGGTTCGGTGACATGGTGATAGCGGCCCCAATCTTTAAAAGACTCAAAGAACAGGGGAAATACGTTATCGCCAATGTTTCGGCGGATTCAAAATTCGTTCTTGATGGAAACCCGTACATTGACGAGTTTTTGATTCAAAGCCGGTACACCATCCCGTCAACTCAACTCAAAGAATACTTTGAGGTTCTCAGCCAGCAATACGGGCAGGTCATCAATCTATGCGAAAGCATGGAAAGAACCCTGCTTGTAGAGCGCGAAAAAGACCCAGACCTGTTCTATCTTCCCCACGAGGAACGCCACAAAAGGTTCAACCGGAACTATTCCGAAGCAACCATGGAGCTCGCCGGGTTAAGCGGTGGAGCCAAGCCAGAGCTTTATTTGACCCAGACCGAGGAAGTCCTTTGCAATGTGTTCAAGCAGAAACATAGGGGCTTTTTCAACGTCATGTTTCAAGTATCGGGGTCTTCTTGGCACAAACTTTATCCCCATGCGAGCGATGTAGTTGACGATCTGTTAGACGAGTTCAAGGACATGCAGGTTTTTTTGACGGGCGGGAGCAACGCCTCTTTATTGAACTGGACCCGGCCGAGGCTTCACAACCGGATCGGGCAATGGGACATGCGTCAGACGATGGTTTTAACTAAGTTCATGGACTGCGTAATCTCCCCTGAAACCGGAACGCTCAATGCTGCCGGCGCTTTCGATACCCCCAAGATCGGGCTATTGACCCACTCTTCGAAAGAGAACCTGACCAAGTATTTCACAAACGATTATTCGATTCAATCCGATGCCCCCTGTAGCCCATGCCATAGGATGATTCACGAACTGCACGAATGTCCCCTGGACGATGTTTTTGGTCTTCCGGTGTGCATGTCAAAGTTTATGGACCCTGAAAAAATCAAGAACGCGGTAAGAGAAATCTACCGAAAAAGGAGTTAATCATGGAAAACGTGAAAGAAGGTCTGAGCGAGAAAAAAGAGATCAAGGAAAGCGACAGCAAGTTCGGCATGACACGGGAAAACCCCGGTCAGATTCCGACCAAAAAGCCCGTCGAAAAGGCCTCAAAGGGCGGTAAGTCCTTTAAAATTTCGTAACCAAGGGCCGGGGGTGAATAGCCCCCGGCACAAAGGAGCTTATGGACGAAAAAGAAAAGGGCTACGTTCAAACGCCGATGTACGAAGAGCCCGACGATTTATACATCATGCCGGATTGGCCCCCCAAAGATCGGAGCCAGACCGCCGCCAACCATCGGCGCAGAACCGAAAGGGAGAAACGGGATGCGAACACTCGATAAATCAAAACCCTTTGGGGAAGTCTGTGGGGCTTCACAGTCCGGTGCAAGGTACGAGCAAGACGGCGTTTTGTTCGATGCGAAAGGCGAAGCCCTGAATGCGGTTGAGATCGTGATCCCCGAAGGGCTACCTCCCGGCCGGCCCCTGCTGCCGCCAGACGTTCCCGTATCCGAAGAGGAAACGGTGCTTTCGCGCTACCGGGCAGGGCTTTCGGTAAAGGAAATAGCCAAGGAAACCGGCATCCACCACAAAACCGTCGGGAAGATCATCAAGGATGCGAACGCTCAAACTGACATCGCCGTGGGATAAGTACGACTTTTCACGGTTAAAGGGTCCTGGAAAGTCCGTCTGTGTCGTTCGCTACGGGGCGTTTGGAGATATGATCCAAACGTCTTCGATTCTTCCGGCCTTAAAAGAGCAAGGGTATCATATCACGGTCAACGTGACCCCTTACGGCGAAAGGGTCATTCGTTCCGACCCGCATGTGGATTGCGTGTTCATCCAAGAAAACGATCAAGTCCCGAATCAAGGCCTCCCTCAGTATTGGGAAGCGCTATCAAAGCCTTTCGATAAGTTCGTCAACCTTTCAGAATCTATCGAAAGATCACTACTTGCGGTCGAAGGTGAAAAATCCTTTAACTGGCATCCAAAATTCAGGGACATGGTTATGGGCGTTGATTACCTGGACGCAACCCACGCGATAGCCGACTGTGAGAATTACCCTAAAAGACCCAAATTTTATCCGACTGACGGTGAAAAGAAGTGGGCAAAGGAATACCGGCGAAAATTCAAAGGTAAGGTCATAATGTGGGCGCTGTCTGGGTCGGCGGTCCACAAGTACTATCAGCGGATGGATGAGGTTATCGCCCGGTTGATGCTCAATACGGATGCCCCTATCGTCATGGTGGGGGATAAGTCCTGTATTCTCTTGGAGTCTGCATGGATCAACGAAAAAAGGGTCATTCGAAAATCGGGTAAATGGTCGATCAGGGAAACCCTTGCCTTCATGCAGCAGTGCGACGTTGTGGTGGGAACAGAAACCGGAGTCATGAACGGGGCATCCTTTGGGCCGATGAAAAAGGTTATCATGCTGTCCCATTCCTCGCCTAAAAATCTGGGCGGGAGTTGGAGAAATACCGCTGTTATCACTCCGAAGGATTGCCCCTGTTATCCGTGTCATGTTCTTCATTACGGGTGGTCAACCTGCCACTACGACAAAGAGACAGGCGGAGCGCTTTGCATGGCTAAAACAGATCCTAATGAAGTCTATCAAGCGGTCGTTGGCGGTTTATCCTAATAGCGGCGTCAGTGACGCCTTAAAGGAGATTTAAATGGCAAAAGATTTTAGCGGTCACTCGGCAGTTTTCGCGGAACTTTCAAAGTGTATCTTCGAGGCTGGAGCGTATAAAGCGGTAAAGTACATAAGCCCCAAGCTGACGGTAAAGGCAACTCGTAAAAGATTCAACGGCAAGGTGGACGGAAGAAACAGAATCGCTGAGGTATTGTTCACCATCGGAGCGCCAAACTACGCCGAAAGGGAATTTATAAAGGCCGCGTTGAAAGCGAAAGAGACATTCCCGGTTAAAAGGCCACAAATGAAATTTCAGAAAGACTAACCATGAGCAGCACCTTTTTAGAACTCTGTCAGTTGATGCGTCAAGAGTGCGGCGTTGGCGGGAGCGGGCCGCCCACTGTAACCGGGCAAACCGGGATGCTCGCTAAACTCGTTTCATGGGTAGCCGACGCCGATATCGATATTTGCACAAAGTATCTCGATTGGGGATTTCTCCATGCCGAGTTTTCACGTCCCACGGTCGCCGGCACAAAGGACGTTTCGGCCCCTTCTGACTTTGGCCTGTGGGATGAGGATAGTTTTTTCCTCAACTACACCACCAGCGCGTATCAAAAACTTTCCAAGTTGGATTACTTTGAATGGCGAAGCTCCTACCGAAACGGAGTCAAATCCAATCAAAAGCCCACAGAGATAATTATCAAGCCGAACAAAGACTTGATCCTTGAGCCGCCCCCTGACATCGAATACACCCTGACCGCGGACTATTACAAGACGGCAACCAAGATGACCGCCAACACCAGCGTTTCGTTGATTCCCACAAAGTTTGACCGCCTGATAATCGCAAGGGCTAAAATGTGGTACGCCGAGCACGAAAATGCCCCCGAAGTCATGCAGGGCGCAGTTGTCGAATATAAGGAACTGATGGGACGGCTTGAATCACTTTACCTCAGAGGCCAGGAGCCCAACACGATGGGACACTCTCACATGGTAATCGTGCCAGAATG